CTTAGACTGAAGTCGTGGAAAACTCTCTACGAGTGTTCCATCAGCGATTATTTCGCAGGTGGCACATCCCAAAGATAATTTGTTAGGTGTTGATTACAGGTAATTAAACTCGTGTAAGTCCTTCGTTGAGAGGGTGCGATACCATTTCTGGTTGAACTCCAGGAGCTGCATACTACAATTTGCAGTATGAGCATATGGAGTCCTATCGCAGTCTTTAGACGGATGGAATTTATGCTTGTTGAAAACTTGTTTTCAGCATCTAGGGGGTGATTCCACTGTGGGTTCCATGGTAACATGGTCCTATAAGTGAATCGTCCTCCAGAGTTGAAAGACTCACCTTGACAAGGCAGCTGCGGCCCTACATTGCTCGTTAGCTTTGTAGCAAACCGGAGTTGGAAACTTCTCTTTAATAAATACCCACACTTGGACAGTATACCAGGCTATGCCTGCAGATATGCACGTCCTACTTAGAACCGCTGATGATGCGGGCCTTGGAGGTTGTAAGGAAGAGTCCCTGGAAAGGGATACTCTAGCCTTAGCTAACCAAGCCGATCATCATGTTCGAAAGTATGACTTAAACAGTCTGTTCGTATCCAAGAGCTACTTGTGTGGTACACCAAGCTATCGAAAGATAGAAGGCGGTGACCTGTAGTCTGACAGCTGACCCTAAGGAGATGGACCGAGAAATCGGAGTCTCTATGGGAGAGTCGGACAGGGAACGTATAGTAAATATGAAAATGAAAGAACAAATGAGACTGAATAGGGTAAAACTTATTCACTCGCTTAGACTGACGGTTTCAAGATTTAGATACGTGTTATTAAATAGTTCAGTGACTAACGCTGTGTTCCTCAGAAATGGGGGACAGTCCCTCATTAATCTATTCCTAGGAATAGAGAAAATGACGGGACTTTCCGTAAATCCAGGGAGAGTACGCGCTGTCGTCTACTTTGTCAGAAGGATTCATCTCATCGCAAGATCGAGGGGTGTAAAGGGTTTAACTCTTTACCTTAAAGCTTGTGCTGTCTCACTCCAACAATCGTTGGGTGGACACGTGGTTCCTGACTCGTTCTCGATTGCAAAATCGAGGGTCAGTCGAACCAGCACAGGTCTTCCTCGAATTATTCCCTCTCTTCACAGAGATAGAATAAGGGCGGGAGATGTGAAAATCATTCGGATTTATCTATCGTTCTTTAACGCCTACCGGGTATTAACATACCCGGGCCGGCTTAAATTACAGAGTATTACGGATCCTTTCAATGGGACAGCAGCTATTGACTTAGATAGGTATATACCTATTTTCGTCAAGCTGGTTGAGCTCATTACTAAGAAGAGTGATACTTTCTATTTAGAATGGGTGACGGAGAGATATAACAACATTAAATTGTTTAATATCTTCAAGTCATCTTCTTCAACAAATAGGATATTTGGATCCGAGTTTTCTACACATCCTCTTGCTGTCGTTGCCGGAGCTAGAGCCATGTATCAGGCCAAGAAGTTATTCAAGGCTTGCAGTGGACTCTTCGGGCTAATCAAGCCTGCGGTCACGCGTGCATTAGTCTGGTTCGGGGAGAATATCCCCGATCATGTTAACATGAATCCCAGACTTCTGTACGTGGCCCAGGGGAAATTGGCCCCGAAGTTTGAGACTGCAGGGAAAATACGTATATTCGCTATGGTGGATTGTTGGACCAATTGGTTCACGAAACCCCTTCACGATATGCTATTTAAACTGATATTACCTCAAATTCCTCAAGACGGAACGTTCGACCAGATGCGGCCCGTTTGGCGTTTACTGAAAAGTAGACGTTACTCGGGCTTATTCTCGTTGGACCTTTCGGCTGCAACGGATCGACTTCCAGTTGAGTTGCAACGTAAGCTGCTAGCAGAAATGCTGACACCTGAAATTGCGACTGCCTGGAAAGGGTTGATGGTAGAGAGGGCTTTTGCTATGACTGCGAAAGGTCTTCCCCAGGTTGAAGGACTGCGTTATGCAGTCGGACAGCCTATGGGAGCCTTGAGCAGTTGGGCAATGCTTGCTCTTACGCATCACTTTATTGTTCAGTGTGCCTCATGGAGGTCTGGACAATGTAAATTAGGGACATGGTACCAGAACTATGCAGTTCTGGGTGATGACCTTGTTATTGGGGATCAAGATGTTGTGGTGCAATACCTCAAGATCTTGAAGTCGCTTGGAGTTGAGTGCGGGCTAGCTAAATCTTTGCTGTCTCCGAAAGGAGACTGCCTAGAGTTCGCGAAAAGAACTGTCTTTAGGGGGCAGGACGTAAGTCCTATCCCATTTAAAGAAGTTGCTGCTGCATCTCTCTCTATACCGGCGTCCTTAGACTTGGCCAATAAGTATTCTTTATCTATGGCGGGGCTGCTTGCAGCCTACGGCTATGGGTTCAGAGTTTTAGGATCCTTGTCGAAACCAATTGGAAAACTTAATAATAAAGTTCGAAAATTGATATTACAACAATTCGCCTCAAAACTGACGGTACAGACCTTTTACGATTTTATGAATATTGGTAAACCAACTAACCCTCGGGAAGTTGGGAGACTATTCAATAATACAGACACGGAAGTTCGAAGAGCTTTCGTGGATGTTGAATTGAAACCAGTCTTGACTCGTCTAGAAGCATTGGTGGGTGAACTTCACCCTAAGATGCAGACTAGAGCGTTAACTACTAAATATTCAGGAGAATTGTATGGGTATTATACCGGTTCTGGTGCTGCGTTGCCTGATAGTAAGATGATGAAATTGCATATGCAGAATGTAATTGACCACACTCAAGTGGTACCAATTAATGATGCTAAACAATCTATCATGGACTTACTGACCAGGGTTCGTTTCTTAATAGGCGCCAACAAGATGGAATTATCATTCCTAAGCTTTGCGGATGTCTATTTCGATGCGTTATATATAATGGAGGATATCGCTATCATTCCGTTAAATAACGTACGATTCGAAAGAACGAGCGAAGCCGAGGTTTTACGGGACTCTAGAGTTCCATACCACATTAGAATGTGGATGAAATGGAGTCCTTTTGTGCAAGGTACGAAAGACGTACGATCGCTGGATAAGGAAACCCAATAGTGGAAGGAAAGAAATTTCCGACCTAACTAGAAGGTAGAATTATTTATGGCACATCTAAGTGTTGACGGTTGGAGAAGCAGTTCGCTACTAGGTAGCGG